GAGTTTGCTACCTAGGTTGAGTTTGCTACCTAGGTTGAGTTTGCTACCTAGGTTGAGTTTGCTACCTAGGTTGAGTTTGCTACCTAGGTTGAGTTTGCTACCTAGGTTGAGTTTGCTACCTAGGTTGAGTTTGCTACCGTGAGAGCCTTATCTATAATTTCAACCTATAGGGTAAAGTTTAAGTCGCATCTAAGTAACAAGGGTGTTGTAGAGAAGGTTGCCTCTGGTCAGGTTTAGCTCGTACTTTACAAATAGCTTCTACAAGAACAAGGTGTGAGTTAGCTCGCACCTCCATCATTGCTTTGTACCAAACTAACTGGAGGGAACAAGCTAGTTTACATCCTGCTTTCAAGTTAACCAATGGTCAGAGCTAGCTCTGACCCAAGAGTAACCCTTCTCTACAAAGTTAACCTAGGGTAACCTTTGCTCTCAAGAGAACACTCTCTACAAACTAACCAGAGGTCAGAGCTAGTCCAACCCAAAGGTAAACTAGAAATAGCCTTTCTTCAAAGTAACCACTTCCACTGTAGAGAACCTTCTCTTGAACAAAGGTTATCCTAAGTCTAAGAGTCGATGTGGTTTAGCAAAGATAGCCAAGGTCAGAGCTAGCTCTGACCTGTTAGAGAGTGTTCTCTTGAGAGCAAAGGTTACCCTTGGGTCAGAGCTAGCTCTGACCATTGGTTTAGTTTATAGAGAAGGTTACCCTGAGAGCAAACCGGTTCACACCCTGCCTTGGTTTAGTGCTTTGTAAAGAAAGTTCTTTACAAAGTAATGGTGGAGGTGATTAGTTTGGACCTAGGTGAACTAGTTCACGTTCGAGAGCAAAGGTTACTCTTGGTTAACTTTGTAGAAGGTTACCCTGAGAGAAAAATGTAAACTAGTTTACACCTGGCTTGGATTGGTGCTTTGTAGAGATGGGTTAGTTTGGTACCAAAGGTTCTCATGACAGCAAACGAGTTTACACTTGAGAGCAAAGACGGCCAAGGTTAGAGCTAGCTCTAACCCAGGTGTAAACTCGTTTGCTCTTATAAGAACCTTTCATGCAAAACCAACCACACCTTACTCTCATGAGAACCTTTACAAAGACACTAGATATGAGATAGTTCGATACCAATGTTACTTTGCGGAGGTTAGTCTATCTCCTGTCTTTGCTCCAAAGTGTGAGTCCACTCTGATTGAAGACACCTCCGACCTGATGACTTGGCCTGGTTTGTGCCCCGCTCTTATGGGAACTCTATAGAGAGTAAAATAAACCGCTCCACTATTGCTTTGTACTAAACTAACCAAGGATCAGAGTTAACTGTAACCAGTCTACAACACACTAATCACCTTCACCACTAATTTATAGCTAACGGTCAGGGTTGATCTAGATCTATGTAAAGAACCTTTTCTACAAAGTTACACCTTGCTCTCATGAAGACACTCTCTATAAAGTTAACCTTTGGTACCAAACTAACCCACCTCTACCTTTGTTCTCAAGTGTGAACTAGTTCACACCTAGGTACCAAACTAACCCATCTCTACCATTACTTTGTAAAGAACTTTCTTTACAAAGCACTAAACCAAGACAGGGTGTAAACTGGTTTGCTCTCAAGGTAACTCTTTCTACAAAGTTAACCTAGCAGGTTAGAGCTACTCTAACCAGGAGTGTGAACTGGTTTGTTCTCATGAGAACCTTTGGTACCAAAATAATTTACATGGTCTATCAGGCTATGTCAGAGATAACTCTGACCCCTGGTTAGTTTGTAGAGAAGAGAGTAGACCCGGTTGGTTTGGTACCCAGAGTCTGAAGGTTACTTCTGGTTAGATTTTACATGAAGGATTTCTATAGAGAAGGTGTGAACCAGTTAGTTTACTACCTCGCAAAACCTTCTCGTAAGAGTAAAAGTAAGAGAGTTAATATTAATTTAGTACCAAGGTGTGACCAGCTCAAGTCACGAGGTCAGAGTTAATTTTACAAAGACCTCATCTCAAGAGTAAAGGGTAAACTAGTTTACCCTCCCGGTTTGGTACAAAGGTTACTTTGAGAACAAACTAGTTCGCGTCCTCTGGTTAGTTTGCTGCTTTATAAAGAACTTTCTTTATAAAGCAACGGTGAAGGTGGTTTATTTTGTACCCTTGGCTAACTTTGTAGAGAAGGGTTACCTCTAGTTAGTTTGTACCCTTGGCTAACTTTGTAGAGAAGGGTTACCTCTAGTTAGTTTGTACCCTTGGCTAACTTTGTAGAGAAGGGTTACCTCTAGTTAGTTTGTACCCTTGGCTAACTTTGTAGAGAAGGGTTACCTCTAGTTAGTTTGGTACAAAGGTTACCTTGAGAGCAAAGGTAGAGGTGGGTTAACTTTGTAGAGAAGGGTTACCTTGAGAGCAAAGAAAGCCAAGGTCAGAGTTAGCTCTGACCTGTTAGGTTACACTCTGGCTTGGTTTTGGTTTGGTGCTTTGTAAAGAACTTTCTCTACAAAGTAATGGTTGGTTTGGTACAAAGGTTACCTCTGTATAGTTTTTTACATGGAAGGTTCTCTCGAGAGTAAAAGATAGGTTTGGTACCCAGGTTAGTTTGTAGAGAATGTTACCTTCAGGCTTGAAACTTGTTCAAGCCTGAAGGTTGGAGTTAGCTCCAACCTTGAGAGTAAGATGTGAACCGGTTCACATTCTGGTTTGGTACAAAGTTAACCCAAGAGTAACCTTTGTACTAAACTAAACCAATGGTCAGAGCTAGCTCTGACCCAAGGGTAACCTTGGCTCTCAAGGTTTGTAAAGAAGGTAACTTTGACCTTCACGCTTGAACCAGTTCACCTCTCACTTGAAACTCTACAAGGTACGAGTTAGTTCACACCTGAGTATCAAACTAACTCAAGGCAGCCTAGATGTAGTTCAAGCCACACGGGATGTGGTCTTTGCTCTCCTTTACCAACCACACCCCCAGACAACAATAAACCCAGTTTATATTAAACCTTAGCAGTGAAGAGAAAGTAGATCAAGGCAAATCTCAGCACAAAGGGTGAAGAAAGGTAACCTTTTTTTACGAGAATGTAAAGCCACAGACTTTACATTCTTAACGGAACCACTGTTCCGTCCACCTACCTTGCTTGTACCTTTCTATGGCCCAAGGAGTTAGGATAGAGTCAGACCAGAGAGGAGAAAGTTCAGAGTAGCTAAACTCTAGAGGATAAAAGTTTGGTCCTATTTTAACTTCTGTCTGCCCGTTGCGTTCTAACAGAGGAGGTATGTTGATAACTTGTCTTCTAGTTTGGAACTGCTTGGGAAGCGTGTCTGGTGTGGAAAAGAGTTCTTCATCGCTAAACTCTGGAGTTACATATTGGGTTAGGTTAACTACTATCTTTCCATCTTTGGACCAGGCTACGGCATTAGGGTACTTGTTCTCAAAGGCAACTTGTAAGAGAAGAGTCTGTTCCGGGTTGTCGGTGCCCAAGACTAACCACTGAGCCATCTGTGGCTCTTCTGCTTGCATTCGAGTAAGGATGTTTTCTATCTCTTCTCGAGAAGAGACTACAAAGCTAACCGAGTTGGTTTGTGAGCTGACCTCTCGAGCACCGGCAAGGTGTGCTAGTAGTTCCAACTTTAGAGAAAGGTTCTCATCCTGGGCAGCAAGCTCGTAATCGGGCACATCACGAGAGTAGTAAACGGTAATTAGAGGAAGCTGTTGTAAGAGAATGCGTAACCAGGCCTCTTCTAACCAGTAACGGTCCAAACTGGTCCAGAAAGGTCCTTTGCTTATATTCTCAGAAAGTAGAGTCTGAAAACTCTCTCTAATCTCATCCAGAACCTGAGGATGAGGCAGGTCTTCTCTCTTGAGCGGGGGAGCAAAGTCGCTTGGTACCGTCTCTATCCTCTTGGGAACAAAGTCGGTACCAAACAAAGAATAACTCTTTTCTTCTGTCCGATAGGCTGGAGATTCTCCAGTTCGATAACTACCAATCTGGTAAGATAAGAGGTTATCTACCTGTACATGGTAGATAAAGTAATTTATCTTGCTCCAAGAAGAATAGACAAAGTTGCCATTTACGTCCAAAGGTATCAGTCTAAGACCGGTAAAATTAAGGTTGTAGATGAGAAAGCTGTCTACTTCAAAGCCGAAAAAGTTTTTAATCATGGAACTTAGCAAGGGTTTCAGGTTATACATGTCTAGTTGAGTAAAGGAAGAAAAGAACCACAGGTTAAACAGGCGCAGAGAGTCGATGATGTTCAAGGCCTCTTGCTCCAATTCACCCTCATAGGTGAATTTATAGATATCCTCTAGAATATACTCTCGTGAGAGTATATTCTTATCTAGCAAACTGGGAAGAGGTGATTTTTCAAACTCACCCAAGCGACAAACCCACAAGCTCATCTTTTATATAACCAGGACCATATTTTCTTTAAATTAGGAAAAGAAGAATACAAGGTTGCCGTCTGAGGGTAACACTGACATTCCGAGTTTATGTTTTGCAACAGGTCAGAGAGCTGACATCGTCTATTTTCTATTTGGTTAAGAAAGCAACGAGTAAAGACGGAACCAATGATCTTTGAGGCCGAGTCTTCTCCCTTGCGTGTACTGCATAGACAAATGGTCTTTCTAGTGGTGAAATGGGCAGGAGAAGAGATAACATACTTTTCTCCAGTCATGACAAAAGGTAGACGAGTGCCATCTGCGTCACAACAGTCAAAGATCATGAAGATCTCTGAACCCACATTGCCATATTCTAGTTTCTGTCTGAAGGAGAGAGTTTCCATACCAGAAACCGTGTCTGGTAGGATGAGTTTACCTTTACTCGAGTGGCCTGAGAAATAGACAAAGATCTGTTCATCCTGGTTAGAAAGAAGCTTCTCTAGGTCTTCTTTGCCATTATATGGATATAGTTTGCTGTCCCAGGAAAGGGAACGAGCAAAGGTTAACAAGGCCTCAGGTAAGAGCTTTTGTGAGACAGCGTCCACTAGCATGGTACACTCTTCAGGAGAGGTTAGATCGGTCATGACCATGATATTATCGGTAATCTTTTTAAAATAAGAGTATAGGTGATAGAGGTCAACATAATTACCAATGAGCTCTTTGTGTCCATACTTGTTCTCTGGGTAAACGAAACCTACCAAAAGCACAAGCATTTTATTAATCTAGGTAAACTTTATAGAGAAAAGTCTCTATAAAGTCAGGAAGGTTAAATTAGGGTCCAAAGTAACCTTTAGTAAGGATTTAGAGAAGAGATGGAAGTAAAGTTGCCCAAAGGAGGAGGGTTAACATTCTTGGCCACTTCACGAGAAGCGTAAATCTCACGTGTAGCTTGAATAGGAGGATTGGCAATTCTCATCTTGCAACAGTACCTGCGCAGACTCATCTTCTGGAAGGCCTGCTCAGGCAGCATGGTCTCGGTTAGTCTTTCGTATTCATCGTAATTTAAAACTTTACCACAGGTATAACAACGCACTGCACCTATTCTTTCCGCCATTTAAAATGGAACTAGAATCTTTTATTACTTCTTCTCCTTGTGCCCTGGAGACGGTAATGGGCTATGATATCATTCCTCAGTTGCAGGGCAGAATTCTAGCCTCTGCTCCGGTTGAGCAAGTACAAATCCTGGGAGAGGTTACCATTGCTCCTCCAGAAGATTTCTTTTCTCTAGCCTTGTCTGATGAGTATGATCACGTTCTCTTTTACTACTCGCATAACTACATGCAGGCTTTTCTTTCTCTTCTAGACCAGGTTCCTAATCTGGTTCTGGTTGCTCCATACTTGCTAGAGTTGCCCGTTTCGTTGCCTTGGATGCAATACTACAAGGTTGGCTTTCCTACCCTAATAACCTTTGAAAGCAAGTCTTTTATCTTGCATGATACTAGTTTACCTAGAGCCACGGCACAGAGAGCAATACAGTTTGCCTCTTTCTACACAAAGATTCTAATCTTGTGCCCTGACGAAAAGTTTATAGATGCTCTCTTGTTAGAAGGTTTGCAAGCAGAGAAATATAATTCTACTTCTAACCTGGAGCAGACCAGAATTCTCTGCCTTGTAGATGAACAGGCTAGGATGGTAGCTTCCGACTTTCTACCTGATTGTGTGATAGACACTTGTCAGACTAGACTCATCTTTAACACTACCATGGGAGGTTACTACAAGAGACTAGTTCATAGAAGCAAGAGAGATGCAGACGCCTTTGCCTTGCTTGCTTCTTTTCGAGGAGAAGGTCTTTGCCATCGCATGACTACAGAGAAAGCCTATGAGCGCTACCTGGAAGAGTATCCTTGGCCCAACTATTTCCCACATTCTTCTCTCCTTCCCCTAAGTAAGAAGAATAACCAAGTTCTATCCTTGTGGCAAGAGCAAGGCTATCCTCTCTTTTCTCTCTTGGGTCCTTTGGTTCTCTTGGATAACTTTTCTCCTCTACTCTTTGTCTATCCCGTATCTTTCGAGTCTGACAGTTATCTCTTTGCCACGGAACAGCACTACAAAACCTTTTTCCAACGCTTCATAGGTGAGGACAGTCTAGAGACCTTGTGCAAACTTTGGGAAACCTTTCTAATAGAAGTGGGAGGAATAGTCAGCCCTCCGGCAGGAATAGTCAGCCCTCCGGCAGAGTTTGCACAGTCCAAGCCCTCTCTGGATGAGGTTAGGGTGTGGGCCAACAACAACTCTATCAACGTTGATAGATTATGGTCTTGTCTTGAACTGGTAAGAGAGTGCATTGCCATCCTGGAGAGAGAAGGAGTTACTCTGGAGACCGGACCCTCTGACTGTAAAGAAGTCTGTCATAGAGCACGACCCATTCTAAACAAGGTCTATGCCAAGAGACTCATGTTTGCTTCCGGTATCGGTTTCGAGTACAAGAGTAGAATATATACTATAAATACCTTTGCCCTTCCCAGCAACCTAGGTTCAAACACAAAAGAAATTACAGGTCTTATCCTCGACCAAGACTCTGTTGTAGCAGGGGTCAACTTTTAAAGATTCGTAATAGTAATTAAAATGGCCAATTACTATTGCCTACGCAAGGGGGGTAAAATCCATGTCACGACAAAGGCTGAACCATCAGCCTTTACAAAGAAGGAATCTCTAACTTCTGGCGTTCTGGAGAGAGACTCTGTACACGAAGAAGGAACCCCTTCCACTCCAGAGGTCTTTTTCTTTGATAAGGACCTACCCAAAGAGTTTATTGCAGGTGAGAAGGGCAGAGATGGTAAGGACGGACTAAACGGTAAAGATGGAGAGAAAGGAGAGAAGGGTGATCAAGGAGAACCAGGTAAGGATGGAATAAACGGTAAAGATGGAGAGAAAGGAGAGAAGGGTGATCAAGGAGAACCAGGTAAGGATGGAATAAACGGTAAAGATGGAGAGAAAGGAGAGAAGGGTGACCCTGGTGAACCAGGCAAGGATGGTGAACCAGGCAAGGACGGTAAGGATGGACTAAACGGTAAAGATGGAGAGAAGGGTGACCCTGGTAAAGATGGACTAAATGGTAAGGATGGGGAGAAAGGAGAGAAGGGTGACCCTGGTAAGGATGGAAAGGACGGCAAGGATGGTGAACCTGGAAAGGATGGTGAGAAGGGTGATCAAGGACCACCTGGTAAGGATGGCAAGGATGGGGAGAAAGGAGAGAAGGGTGACCCTGGTGAACCGGGTAAGGATGCACCTAGAGAGAGGCTAGAAGAGCAAGGCAAGTATCTTTCTCTTTCTCCTGAAGGGGTGTTGAGTACAAACTCAACCTTGCTCAAGAGTGAGGAACCGTTTGCCATTAATGGTAACCTTTCTGTAGGTTATGAGAACAAGACCAGTGCACCTGCGGCTAGTGCTTTTGGTTACTCCAACATAAGTTCTGGGTTTGCTTCCAATGCACTAGGTAGTTTTAACAACTCGAGTGCACATTCTAGTTTGGCTTCAGGCTTTGCACTAAACAACTTTATGCGAGGTAGTACCCTCTTGGGTACTTCGGGAAAGTCTCTACCTTTCCCATACTCTCTACAACTATGTGGTGGAATTGGAACCGAAGGAGGAGTTGGTGCAGTGCTCAAGACAGACAAGAGAGGACGGTTTCCAGAAGGTGTAGGTATTGCAGACTCTTGGTTCTCCTCTGCTACAGGTTACGGAGAGTGGTTTGAGAAAGCAGAAGGTGTAGACATTCCTCTAGGCATGTTTGTAACCTTGGAAAAGGGTAAGTTAGTGCCTGCCAAGCAAGGAAAGGCTATTGGAGTAACTGTTTCTAGATTGGCTATGGTTGGTAACTCTGCAGAACTCTATTGGCACTCTTCTGCAAAGAAGGATGAGTTTGATTCTTACAACACTGTCTTTGCTTACCCTGACCTGGAGCAACTCTTTCTCGAACTAGGACTAGTTATCGATGTCTTTGAACCCTTGAGCCAGATCTCTTCTTCTGCTCGTTTCCAGGCCAAGGAGAATTACCCTAATCTAAGCAAAGAAGAGAAGGAGGCCCATGCCAAGATCCTTTCTCTAGATGATGTAGGAGAGTATGCTTACCTTGACGCTCTAGACAAGAAGATTCGTTCTTCTCTACGTAAAGAGGTTACCGTGCCTTCAACCGAGTTTGATGCCAGGAAAAAGTATGTCCCTCGTTCAAAGAGAGCAGAATGGGTTCGTGTCTGCCTCAAAGGCAGAGTTAGAGTTAGGTCAGAGGGTTGCATAGAAGGTGAAAAGTGCGATGTTAAAGATGGCATTGCCGTACCTGGAGAAAAGTATTTTGTTCTGGAGAACGTGAGTGACTCGGTCTCTGTCATCCTCCTCTAAGATAATTAATATCCACAGGATATTAATTAGGAAAGATACTCTGCTGAAGAGCAACGATGACATCCCCTGTTAGGTCTATCTACTATGTAAGATAACTTACTCTCTGTCTAGTTTGATACTAACCTTACCCTTTGGTGAAGAGAGCAAAGCAACGTTTGGTACCAACCTTACCCTCTGTCTAGTTTGGTTGTTAGAGAGCAAAGGTAACCTTGACGACCTTGGTTACCTTTGGTGAAGAGAGCAAGGTAACGTTTGGTACCAACCTTACCCTCACGTCTAGTTTGGTTGTTAGAGAGCAAAGGTAACCTTTGGTGAAGAGAGCAAGGTAACGTTTGGTACCAAACATTGCTTTCTGTCTAGTTTGGTTGTTAGAGAGCAAAGGTAACCTTTGGTGAAATTTACTGGAGAAAGATAACCCCGGTTATCTTTGGTGAAGGGCTTTACCTCCATATCTGGTGAACAGAGGCCGTGGCGCAGCACTTATACAAAATAATCTTACTTCTAGTTTGTCGAGAAGAGAGCAAAGCAACACATGCTATCTGCACCAAACGTTGCTTTCTCTCTACCAAAGGTAACCAAGGTCGTCAAGGTTACCTTTGCTCTCTAACAACCAAACTAGACAGAGGGTAAGGTTAGTACCAAACATTGCTTTGCTCTCTTCACCAAACCCCACTTCTTGTCCTTCACCAGAGGATGGGGTTGTGCGAGTGCGTTCATGGAATTAGTCTCTGGTAAACATCTCTTTACAGACAGTGGATGATAACGACTTGCATCTGATATCGTCCACTGTCTGTAAATTACTAAAATGCAGCCTGTTAAGAAAGAGTTTCCCTTTACCTTTACCTGTTCTGGAGAGTTGCTCTGGGGCCAGTTGCATACTTTGGGTTACGGTTATGAGAGTGAGAAGAGAGATGAGCCAGCTAGTGCGGAAGGAGGACACACCTCGGGAACTATCATCCAATCAGACTTTAACTTTAGAGTTGCAGCCAAAGAAGGAACCTGGGTTGTGGACAAGATTGCTGAAATTACAGTCTTTTACCACCAGGAGCAAACCATGAAACAAGTTTTGCAAGAGGTTAACAACCTGCAAGTAGACTATGTTCCTTTTCGACCTAACCCAGGAAGTAGACTGCTTTACGTGAATCGTTACGATTGGTCAGGACACTATGGCAACTGGCAGTATGAACTTGGACAAGGGCTAGAGTGTTATGCTTACGAAGAACCCGATGATGATGAAGATGCATCTTCTGCCTTTACAGATCTGGTAGGTTTGTGGGATGAGGAGAAGATTAGTAAATACATCTACAACAGACTCTTTCTCTCTTCTCCACAGGGTTTCCCTCTGATCAAAGACTATCTCAAGGATAAGGACTTGGATGAGAATGCTCTTCTACGAGGAGAAGGAGAAGATCTGGGTGTAGTAATCTGTGGAGATATGGAATATGACTTTGCTTGGATGTTGTTTGACCAGGACAAGAAGAAGCTTGTCGCCTTTGTCTACGACCCTTGTATGGAGCTGGGAAACGACACATGTGAAGAACTAGAAGAGTTCTTGAGGGATTAGGCAAAAATCCCCCTTAATTTTAGTAATCAGCGATTACTAAAATTCCCTTATCTTGGCCTTGTAATATCTACCTTCAAGGGTAAGATTAGTTCAGGCTTAATATCCTAGCAAACCATAAAGGTATTTTAATGGCACTCTTCCTCTATACTTTCGTTTCTTTAGGACTTGAACTAAAACAAAAAAAATTTTTCACCAGGCCCCATAAAATGGGACAAAGCGTTTGTAAAGGAAAGAACTGTGAAGACTGTACTTGTTGCCCGATCACTGCGGAAGACATCCACCGTGTCCTCGCACAGGTTTATGGCGTGGTGACCGACTGCAAGAAGAGTTTTGAGGAGAGGAAGAAGCTCCTGTGCTGTTATCAGGACAAGTACAAGTGCTTCATCAACCCCTTCTTCCCCCACTATGTGCAGTTTAAGAAGGATTGCTACGGCTATGAGTACCTCATCCTCATTGCCACGGTTAAGAAGTTTGCCATTGACGTTGTTCTCTACTGGGACCTCCAGGACTGGATCGTGCTCAACTCGGGTACTTGCTACCGTCACTACTACACGGGTGGTTGCAGCAAGCTCGAAAAGTCGGTTGCCGTCCGTAAGCCCCTCAAGGGTGAGTATGGTCGCATCTACGAGGCCAAGAAGAGGCAGATCAAGTGCATTCTTAACAAGCAGTGTGAAAAGAAGAAGGAGAGTTCTTGCTCCTCCTCGTCCAGCTCTAGCTCTTCCTGCTCGTCTTCTTCTTCGTCCTCCTCGTGTGAGAAGAAGAAGTGCAAGAAGCCCGAGATTAAGATTACCTACCCCAAGAACCATGCCAAGGTTGGTTGCGATTTCTGCCTAAAGTTTGAGGTTAAGAACCTGGGTAAGCACTGCCTAGAGTGGTGCTGGGCTGGTAAGAAGGGTGGCAAGGTTAAGAAGTGCAACGAAGTTAAGATCCACCTGGAAAAGGCCAAGAAGGGCTGGAACTGTGTTGAGCTCAAGCTCGTTGACAAGTGCGGCAAGGTTGTGGCTTGCAAGAAGCAAAAGTTCTATCTGTGCAAGGATTGCTGCCATAGCTCCTCGTCCTCTAGCTCATGCTCTTCCTCTTCCAGCTCTAGCTGGTGTGGAAAGTGCAAGTCATCCTCCTCCTCGTGCGGTTGTGACTCGAGCTCCTCCTCGTCTTCGTGCTCGTCTTCCTCGTCGAGCTCTGATTGTTTCGTGAAGGATAGCTATTGCGACTCCTCTTCGTCCTCTAGCTCGTGCTCTAGCAGCTCCAGCTCTAGCTGGTGTGGAAAGTGCAAGTCATCCTCCTCCTCGTGCGGTTGTGACTCGTCTTCTTCCTCTTCCAGCTCTTCCTGGTGTGGAAAGTGCAAGTCCTCCAGCTCTAGCTGCGGTTGTGACTCGTCATCCTCGTCCTCGTCTTGCTCTAGCTCCTCATCGTCCTCGTCGAGCTCTTCTGTCTGTGTGAACCCTTATGATAAGAAGTATAGTGTCTCGTGCGGTGGTTACGGTTGGAACAAGAACCATGGTAGCTACAACCTGAAGAAGCGCTTTGAAAAGTGTGATAGCAGCTCCTCGTCTTCCAGCTCGTGCTCTAGCTCTTCATCCTCGTCCTCGTGTGACAAGAAGAGGATCTACTGGAAGCGTAAGTAAGCAGCAAACATAAAATATATTATCCCTAGATAATATATTTTACTAGAAGACGGAAGCAAGAATATTACCTATGCTTTCTTCCACGTCTACGTTGTCCAGAAGGGTTATTCTCCAATAGTCAGGGAAGGAAGTAATCTCCCAAGAGTTTCCTTCTCTCGTTACACAGATGGCCTGTTCTTGGTCAAAGCCTAAAATTACACAAGGGCCAACCTCTTCAGAGTAGTCCCCTTCTACGTGAACCACGTCTCCTCTTATTAGATCAGCAAAGCTTACCCTCTGAGCAGCAGAAAAAGTTGTAGGTAAAGAGTCTAGTATGTTGCGCATTTCTACATTGACAACCTCTGTGTAGCCTTCCTCTTCAAAGTCACCTGCTCCTGACTCGTAAAAGATTATATCTCCATCCTCGTTCATACCGTAGAAACCGTCAGAACCATACCCTAGAAGAATAACCTTCTCTGGATCAAAGCCTTCTTGTATGAAATAACCCCAATCACCCATTTTAAGGAGAGATTAAAATAGACAGACCATTGATATGAGGCCTTTTTGTTTTCCTTAACATTAGTTTGTCTTTGCTCTTATAAATATGCAACTGGCCAAGTTTCTTCAGGAGGAGATCTTTCCAACTGCTGGAGTTCCTGCTTCTCTTGATTCTAAGCTCTTGAGCAAGGATAACATGCCTTTCTGGGAAGCTGCTTTCACTCACGAGAGTTACAACCGCAATAATGGTAAAAACTATGACCAGTTTGAGAAATTGGGTGACTCGGTGCTCAAGACCTCTTATGTAAACTTTCTCTTGGAGAAATATCCTGACATCTCTAGCTCTGAACTCTCTTCTCTCTCTGCTCACTACCTGAGCAAACCTATTCTGGCTGACATCTCTAAACAACTAGGTTTGGGCAAATACATGAAGACCTCTGTGGCTCAGACTCTCTCTTCTAACGAGGATCTCTTTGAAAGTTTGGTAGGTGCCTTGTTCTGGGTTGGCAACAGAGTAGGTTATGGTAAGGGATTCATCATAGCAGACCAGTTTGTAAAGAGTCTCTTTATCCAAATACCCATTGACATGCAAGTTACCAGAGGTCCAGCCAAGACACAGATCAAAGAAATCTTTGAAGCCCTCAAGTGGGGTCAACCTATCGAGGAATGGTATCCTTCTGATGGAGGCAAGCTAGGAACCTTTGTTATTCGCTATACTCCCACAGGAGTAGCCTTTTTACGTGATCAAGGATTGCCTTTGGTTAGCGATGTCTTGGCCGAGTCTCAAGGTTCTACCAAGAAGGTCGCCTCAGGTGAGGCTAACAAGAAGGCACTTGCCTCTCTGGAAGAGATTGGTCTAACCAAGGAATGGGCTGATGCTTACAATAAGAAACTAGAGATGAACACTCCAGAGCTGGCTTCTTACTTGCCTAGAGTAGAAGCCAAAGCAGATAAGCAAGGCTATGTTAATCTTTACTTTCAGGGAGTTTCTACCACCAATGAAGGCAAGACCATCCAACTTGTGGGTGAACTTGCCAACGGTAACAGAGTTATCCTAGCCCAGATAACCTCTGATAAGCCTACTTCAGAGATTCATCGTGACCTGTTTGTAGAGTATCTTAAGTAAGCGAGATATTATCTCGCTTAAGTAAGTCGGATGATATCCGACTTAAGTAGTATGGACATCCTAACGAGATACTATCTCGTCTCCTTCTCTTTGTTATGCAACCTTGTACATAACAAAGATCTTAGTAAAAAGTCTCTGTGTTGAAAAACATGGGGGCTATCTCTTGTCTGACCACGTCTGCCCTCTGTTGCTGAATGATACAACCTGCAGAATAGAGCGGTGCTTTACAAACATAACCTCTCTCATCCTCTGTGCATCTATTCTTACTAACATAATACACATCTCCTGAAGAGTCCATGAAGCTGTATATGTTGGTTCTATCAGAGACTACCAAGAGAGTCTCATCATTGTCTTGTCTTTCTATGATAGCAAAAGCCCTTCTTGGTGGTTCATAACCAATCTCATCCCAAAGTCTTAGTATGTCAGCCTCGTTCGCCATTTAAATCATACAAGATAAAATAAAACATGGATGATACGAGGTATAAAGTTGTTCCTCTTGATAGGCTCGATTATTTTTGGAATGCAAACAGATCAGAGCTACTAATCATCCAGAACATGCACAAAAAGCAAAGAGTGATGCTTGCGGGTCTTCTTCCTCGCAAATCTGCGATGCAAACTTTTCAAGACTAGGTTAAGAAAAGAAAACTTCCTAATATCATATTTTTCACACAGGGAAAAATATGAGCTCACTAGCAGAGACGGTTTCTTTGATACTAATCCTCTTTGGAACTTTTAGTATTAGTGTTTTATGGATAGACGTCTTTCAACGACTGGGAGAAAAGATAAACTGGAGTGAAAACTCACTTGCGGGCAGTTTCTACCTAGCAGCCATAACTACAATCTTGTTTATTATAGTTATCTTAGCGCTAGAGTATTATGATGTTAACATTCGTGTCTTCTTGGGGGAGCAGGGTCTGTAGAACACTGTTCTACAGGGTCTGTAGGAAGTTCTTTCTACAGGGGTTGTGAGAGACAACTAATTACTAGACATGATCATGTCTAGTAATTTCGAGAAAACACACCTCTCTTACTCTTGCCTGGCGCTCTTGTACAACTTTTGCACAAAGAGGGCATAGGCTTGATCGTAGCTAACCTCTTTTTCCTCAACCACAAATCTCTTCTTTCTATCAACCTGGACGTGATGTGCCATCCTCTCATCAAACTCGCGCACATCCCACTTCTTCATCTTACCATTGGGAGCTAGATAGCATACTGGTGCAGTGTTAAAAGGCATAGCTAGTATGTCCCCATCAAGAAAAGACAGATAATCTATCTTTTCTCCAGGGTAGGGAAGGAAGAAACGAACCAGGCAACGCTTTGGCTTGATCAGACGGTGCCACCTGGGAATATTATCCATCATGGACTTGAAGTAGGTAAAGATGTCGCGGTAAGGATGGGAAGAACAACCGTTAATTAGAAGAAAGACCTTCTTGTTAGAGTAGTAGAGGGCCTTCTCATCATCAAAGTCTGTAAAATTCTTTACCCTCTCGTGCCTGATACGTTCACGAGAGTAGTAGCAGTGAATACTAAGAGTAGGAAAGGTGGATAGAAGGTGAGGAATAAAGGAAGTTTGCTTTCCTAGACTGAGCAGGATGAGATTATCAGTGTCCAGGTCAGAGAGAGCGTGCAGAATAGGATAGAGGTAAGATTTAAAATTAATCTTAACCTTGCTCTCCTTCTTATATTCCCTCCTACCGGAAGAGATGTGCATATCAGACAGTTCAAAGGTAGACATGGCCTTAGGGGCAGGTCTAGTATTAGACGCAGTCTTAGAATTAAGCGCAGCCACAAACTTCAACATTAGCCACAGGTTTCTGTCTTCTCAGTAGGTAAGAGGCTAGCAGAAAGGTTATGGTTATAGCTATGATGGCAAAGACGATGTAGGCTATCCAAAGCCAGATGGTGTTTCCCCTTTCTTCCTCTTCGACCAAAGTTCTAATCTCTTGGTTCATAGAAAATAATTCGTCGCGAGCATTTATTACTTCCATCTTTTTAAATGGAACCAAATCTAAACTTGGAGGAATTACGACAAGAGAGGAGACGTCTCTTGCAAAGTTTTAGCCAGGACCCGGAAACTACGGCTAAAACCTTTTACTCTTTTATCGGTTCTCGTCTGTACAGTCCTTACCTTTCTCTAAACAGGAGAGATCTATGCTGCATCTTTAACCGAGGAGTGCCTATGGAAGATACTCCTGGTCTCTGTCTGGCTCCCTTTAGAGAGATTGGTGCTGGAGCGCATGGAACCATCTACTCTGTAGGAACCAGACAAGAGAGCTATGTGCTCAAGGAAAGAGATGTAACCAAACCACTGGTTGCATATCTAGAACAGAGTGAGAGGACGCAAAGGAGACTGGCTAGCTTTCGAGGAACGTGCGGTTTCCCTCTCTCCTTTCCTTCTCTAGCTTTGGCTTCTGACGACTTTACCAATGAAGTGTTGGTCTCTTACATTCTGGACGAACTGCTAGACAGGCCAGGGGTTGCAGATGCTGGTCTAAACAACATTGCTACTACTTATGCGGCCAGCATTTGTGGAAGGAGAAAAGGTCTACTACTCATGGAAAGGGGAGATGCTTCTCTGAACGATGTTAATAACCCTGTCTTTTCTTCTTACCAAGAGTTTGGTTTTACCATCTCAGGAGAAATACCCGTCTTTAACGAATATTTCATCCTAAACAGCATTGGGCAGGTGGTTCTCATCCTGCAATACTTGCACAACTGGAACTTTGTGCACGGTGATTTGAAACTGGCCAACGTGGCTTTCTTCTCTACTCCTTATCGTTACTATGAGGCAGACTTTACGGTTAAGCTCATCGATTTCGAAAAGTCTTCCATCACCTATGGCTTGAAAGATACGGACCACCGCTTCTTCAACTACTCTTCTCTGGCCGACACTTATCTTTCTCTGCTTCCCTTTACTCCCAATGTTAAGGATGGAACCTTTACCATAGATGCAACCTTTGTTCCCCAGATCTATGCCTATTCCCGTCATGACCTAACTCCCTATTATTCCAGTTTCGACCTGTACACCTTTATTATCTCCATGGCCTTGTCTCCATCCTACTTTTTCGCCTTTTCTCGTTTTCCTAATCTGGTTAGCAGTGTGTGGAGGGTTCTCTTTGACCAAGACAACTTTGTAAAGGTTTACGATCGCATCTACAAGGCTCAAGGCAAGCTCGACCCTAATTCTATGAGTGACATTCTAGACATCTTGCGAGGCATACCCTTGAAATGCGATTTGGCCGATCTGCTCTATAAGAGTATCTTCACCGGATAAATTATTATAACCCCAAGGGTTATAATAATTTGTGTACCTTTAACGTGCGGCCTTGCTTTGGCATGTTTGCTCCACTTTACATATCTCTTACAAGGCAAGGTTAACAGATTTGCTATCCAAACGCGATTTTTGCTAAATAATTTTTGTTTAAGCTTTAAAAATGAAGAAGGAGATTAAAGACGTTTACACGGGTTTTGTGGTAACTATCACCTTTGGACCTTTTCCTGGAACAGGTTCTAACCTAGCAGCACTTCCTGCCAGTATTTTAGCAAGTTTGTCTGCTGTAGGTATCAAGACCAAGGCGGTCTCTTACCGCATTGCAGGCATTCCAGGAACGGATCTGTTTGTGGCCGCAGTGCAGTTTTTGGTTTGTCCTGCCGATCTGCAAAGAGTACAGAACCTGATTGGTAACCCTGGAGTCTTGCAAGGTCCTCTCTCGGCTTACCCTGCCCTGGCTCAGGTTGCCGTGAACATTCCCGCTACCACTCCAGTGCTCTTTGCTCTACAGGAAGCGGTAATTATTAACACTCGTTGTTTGTCTAGCTATGCCTTGAGACAGAGGATTCTAACCTACATTACCGGTTCTGGCTTCACGGTTAACAACTTTTCTCTTCTAGGAGATAATATTATCCTAACTGCCCTACCTAGGGACATTTCTCCTTTCAACGATGCCAAACTCATCATCGGTTCGCTTCTGCCCGTTCTCGGTGTCGACTGTAGCAAGTTTTCTAAACTGGTAAAGTCAGACTTTGAAGATGAGAAGGAGGAAGAGTGCAGTCCCTGTCAGAGGAAACACAAGAAGCACTATTCCAAGAAGAAGTATCACAAGAAATATGACTAGGGTGCAACTCGGTCATCGTTATGAGTTGTCCCTACTGTCTCTCGACACCTTCTCCCAAGAATTATAAGATGCACGTTGAAAAGTGCAAAAGCTATGTAGATCATGCCCGCAAGGTTTTTAGTAATCAGACGATTACGGAAATTCCACCCAAAAACACTGGCTTCTGTTGTCGCTACTGTTCAGGAATGTCCTTTAGGGACAAGGATACCAAACTTTCTCACGAGGAACTTTGCAAGAGAAAAATTCTCTATGCCCGCAAGATCTTTAACCATTCTAGCTATGAGAAGGACATTAGATATCTGGTTTCCGGCATATCTTGCGACAGCCATTTCGTAAACTTTACCCTGTGGATTAAAAACTATGCTTCTGGAGACTTGGCTAATAAACTCTCTCAAGGAGATATCTTTGCCCATCAGATCTACCGACACATGTGTTTTATCTTTCTTGCCTGTGTTAATAAGAATCTTTACCAACAAGCCATGGATTTTATCTTTGTTCTCAAGGATGAAATTATCGACATGGCTTATTAAAAACGTAATACCCATTATCTGTAGATAATGGGTATTATTCCCGCTCACGAGTTGTGTGCCTTTACAATCTTTTTACAGATCTTCTGAATGGTCATGTCTGACCTCTTGATGATGTTGGCAATGTCTGCACGAGGAACCTTTAGTCCGTTAATTTCCAGAAAGTAAGAAATGCAGGCAGCAGCCACAGTTTGGGGAAAGTCTTCATTGAGAGAAGGATCTTTCTCTGTAACTTCCTCAAGAATGTCTCTAATTTCGTTTTCATCGATATTAATCCCCAGAGCCCTGAGGATGAGAGGGATGAAATCCTCAGCCTTTTTCTGTTGAATGCCTGCACTGTAACCAGTTTGCAATTCAGAACAGACCGAAAAGGCCTTTTGCAGTTCGTTAGGAGGCAAACCTACCAGTTCGGCAATCACTCGCGGTTCTTCTACTATGCCTAGATTACAGTAGGCTTCATAGACGCAGAAAAAGACCATACGTTGACGATTCTTCTTTCTCTTGGTACTGATAGTTAGGCTCTGAAAGACCCTGTTTGCTTCCATTTTTATCTCATCGGGAATTTCGATGTGGGTTAGATCGTTGAGGATGCTAGCCGGTCTATTCATATTTGATACGCACCCTTTAAAAAAATGTCCTGGCCGGTCAATTCAACCCTCATACCACTAGACGAGAGAGAACGTCTGAGAAGATCACTTTACCTTGTCTCTCCCAAGCAAGACAATGCCATTCTATGTTTGTCGCACAGATCATGTCCTTCAGGTGAAGGTGAACAGGCAGTCTGGCTACTACCCTTTGCTTTTGGAAAGCATCGTTTTCCAAAGTTTAGAGAAGAAAAAGAATTTCCCCACATCAGCTTTGAGTTTACAGGAAAAGCAAAGCCAAACCAAATTAAGCCTTTGGAGGAAGCTTGGTCTATCTTGAGTACGTCTGGTTCGGTGATTTTAAACTTTCCTACGGGTTATGGTAAGACGGCCTCTGCCATTCTCCTCTCTCATCTCACACAAAAGATTGTCTGTGTAGTTTCTCCTATCAGCACTCTTGAAAAGCAATGGAAAGACAGCTTTGCTAAATTTGGTAACGCCTCGGTATGGATAGTAGGTGAGAAACTACCAGAAGTAGTTTCCGTGGTTATTACCAGTCCCGGCCGCATACATAAAATACCCGAGGTGTTGAGAAAGAGCATTGGTTGCCTGATTGTGGACGAAGTACACCTCTTTTGCACCCAGCTTCGTTACGATAAACTTTTAGAAATCGAACCTGAATACTGCATTGCCTTGTCTGCCACTCTGGAGAAAGAAAAGCACCATCGAGATGCCTTGAGTCTCATGTTTGGTCGAGTGATAGAAGTAGAAAGCAAGGTTAAATTCACCATACATCGTTACCTAACCGGTATTCACATACCTTCGGTTAAGAAATATGACAAGAAGAGAGGTAAGATGGTTGAGGACTGGACTACTCTCTGTCATAACATGGCCTCTAACAAAGAGAGGAACCAAAAGATACTTGACCTTATTTGCTCCAACACGCAAAAGATCCTCGTATTAACTTCTTTGGTTGAGCATGCTCGCAATCTACATAAAGAGTTGATAGAGAGAGGAGAAGACGCCTCTCTACTACAAGGCAAGGATAAAGACTACAAAGATGCTCGTATCCTGGTGTCCAATTACAAAAAGGCAGGCACAGGCTTTGATGATAGCATGTTTTGTTCCAACTTTTCAGGCAAGCTCTTTGATGTGGTCTATGTTCTCTTCTCCATGAAAGGCATCATCCTCCTCAAACAAGTTATAGGTCGAGTTAGAAAAGAGAATCCTGAAGTGGTAGAATTTGTAGATGAACATGACATTCTTAAAAATCATGCTCGCCAGAGAGACAAGTATTACAAATCTAAAAAGTATGATGTTTACCTGCACGATCAGAGATCGAGATAGCCTCTACCCTGGTGGATTATTATTTACACTCGTGTAAATAATAACCCTACCCTGTAAAATGTCCTTGGTTCCAAAGTTTAGTCGTGAAGAATTGCTAATATCTTACGCTAATTCGGAAACCGAATACAAAGCACGTAGACGGGATGTGCTTAGACAGACTGCCTTTCTCTCTTCTGTAGAGAGGAAAGCTATAGATTACTACAATGGCAAAAACCTCAACGATACAAAGAAACACCTAGATGTTTTAGATTACTCTCGTCTACAACATCTCTTGGAGGGAAAGTTTTACAGCCCTTATGTCATGGCTCTCTTTGCTCGCATTCTGGTAGCTATCTACCAAAAGGAGAACCTGCAAAACCTCAACCTGGAAAATATTAGGTACTGGTTGGAAGGAGTAGAACAACTCTCTAGTGGAGTGTATGGAGTAACCTTGGAAGCTACCCTAAGAGGTATGCTTAGTCCTCAGGTGGTCATCAAGTATCCAAAGCAAGACAATCTAACTCATGAGATCTTTGTAGGACTTTACGGAACCAACATCTTGCGCCAGTTTATACCAAATTTTTCCTTTGTCTACGGAGGCTTCAGGTGTACAGGTCCTGTTCTTTTGGGTAACAGAGCTCTCGACTTTTGCAACAAGCCTCTAGAAGAGGATGCTGATTTCGACTATGCCCTGTACGAGAATGTTACTCCTTCGCTAACCTTTGATGATGCCTTGCCTAACCTTTCTGGAGAAGAGTTTCTCAACCTATACTTTATTCTCATCCTGGCCTTGCAGGTGGCCTATGAAAGAGTACGCTTTACCCACTTTGACCTGCATGGAAAGAACGTTCTCCTCAGAGAACTGGAAGAAGAAGTTATCATACCTTATCCTACTACTCTAGGCACCTTTTACATAAGGACAAAGTACATTCCCACTCTTATCGATTATGGGCGCTCTTCCATCACGCACAAGGACGTAGTCTACTCTGTGCCCGGCATGGGTCTCTTCCTGGGTTTGGGTGACGTGAGTTCTTTCCCTCTCTATGACGCCTATCGTCTGATAACCTTTCTCTTTGTCTCTTCCAACGCTACTCCAGAGCAAAGACAGGTTGCCAAGAACATCATCGAGTTCTTTACTCCCTTACCTGAAAGAGAAATGGCCCAGCTCGCTCTAGACACCTACTCTGCCCTTCCCACCTACATGAGCAGTTTCGATCTTTCCTCTCTCATCAACCACTTGTACAACTTTTCTCCAACCTGCATCGTTCCCGAACCTGATGAGAAGAGTCTCTTTAGTTGTGCCAATCAGACCTGTTTTGGAGTGAGAGACCTGAAGAGGCAACTTTACCTAACTGCAGAAAGTAAGGCCAATTCTCTCTTTTCTCTCTATTTCCTCCTACAGGCAACCACTTCTTCCGACAAGCCTGCAGGGCAAAGAAAACTACTTCAGAGTTATCCAGAGTACAAGATTATACGTGATGTAAAGAGACTAGAGAAAAAGGCCTCTCGTTACCTCTTGTTGGAAAGAAACGTTCCCAGCTTTACCGTAGAGAATCTCTCTTCTCCCGCAACCTATGCCTCTTTCTACTACATCATGGAGTACATTGTCAAGCTAAGAAAGCTCTATCGCAGAATACTGGAAACTAAAAACATCCTCATCTATCTCGCCCTCTACTACCCTTCCATCAAGGTTAGCGATCTGGAAAGAATAGAAAATATCTCTTCTTTCAACTATGGCCTCTACCTAACCCAACTCTATCAAGCCCTCGTCGATGAAAGCGATTCCGCACCTTATCTACAGTTACTAAGTGTAGTTGCAGACTATGTTAACAACTATTAACCTCAAGGGTTAACAACTACCGATCCCTGATAATAACTATTCCTCCAGGTGATAGTTATTACTTGCATTTGACTTTGGTGAGGGTAAAAAACCACATGGAGTCGACCAAAGTTATCGAGGATGAGCCTGTAAGCTTCACAGAAGTAGAACCTGTAACTCAAGAATGGTCTTTTGAAAGGATTGCCACTGAACGTCCTTCTCCGGGTTGGGAGAGAGCGTTTGAAGAATGCTCGGGCACCTTTCGTCACATGGACAAGATCCTGTCTGGTAAGCAACTCTACCCTCTGAGAAAGCACATGTTTAGAGCACTGGAGATGGTTAGACCAGAAGAGGTTAAGGTTATCCTTCTTGGCCAGGACCCTTATCCTGCAGCCTTGTCCAAAGGTAAACCCAAGGCACAAGGTCTTTCTTTCAGCATAAACTATTTCGATAGAGATATTCCTAGTTCTCTACAGAATATCTACAAAGAACTAGGTAAGAGCTACCCAGGACACATTGCTAATCACGGTTCTTTGATTGGATGGGCTAAGCAAGGTGTTCTCCTTATCAACAGTGCTCTAACCTTTTGTCCCCAGGATAACAAACCACACACGGAGCTATGGAAGCACTTTATCGTAACCGTATTGCAAGAAGTTTGTAACAAAAGCCCTGGTTGTGTTGCCATTCTACTAGGCAGTCATGCGCAAAACTATGCAAAGTACATGAAGAACGGTGTTAAGATTCTACAAACCTCACACCCTAGCGGTAGAAGTTGTCACATGGGTTTCTTAGGAAGTAACATCTTTAAAAATTGCAACGATGAACTTGTAGCCTCTGGTTTGTCTCCCATCGATTGGAATGTATACTAACCCTAAAATTTAGTATGAACCGATGTTCATACTAAATTAAACCTCTGGTAGAACCAAACTTTACAACATGTAAAGTAAAAAGTAATTTAGCACGAGTGTTGCTCTAATTTAGTATGAGCACTAACCCATATTAAATTAATCTCCTACAGGGTCTGTAGGTTGATAATCTACAAACCTGTACTACCATAGCCTCCTTCACCCCTTTCAGAACTCTCTTTCTCTACTTTACCTGGGGTCCACTCTACTCTCACATAACTTGCTACTACTAGCTGAGCAACCTTCATACCTGGTTCTACTACAAAGTCTTCCTCTCCATGGTTGATAAGGATAACACCAATCTCTCCACGATAGTCACTATCGATGGTGCCTGGAGAGTTGAGAACTACAACTCCATGCTTGAGGGCCAGACCGGAACGAGAACGAACTTGTGCCTCATAACCTGGAGGAAGGATAATCTTACAACCTGTGGGGATTAGTCTTCTCTCTCCCTTAGACAAAACCACTCCTTCGGTGATGGCAGCGCTAAGATCACATCCCGCACTTCCTGCAGTAGCGTAGGTAGGAAGAAGAGAAGAAGCATCGATGATGAATTGCATTTGTGGTTTAATACTAGCAACTTTATAAACAAATGGAGGACACCTGTTGCCTGTGCTCTGATAAAATCTTCCTACCCAAAATTGGTGAGAAGAACAAACTTAAATGGGCCAGATGCCTGAGTTCTTCTTGCTTCTTCACTGACAAGTGGAAAAGTTGCAAGTTTAGAAAAGATCTACTTTTGAAGGAGGATGGAATCATCTGTAGTGCGTGTTTGGACAAGTATGCATATGATGAAGTTCTAGTAACCTGTGATCTCTGTTCTAGCAAGTATGAATCTGTCTATGGTGAGTATCAAGGTTGGCATTGTTCTTCTACCGTTAGATCATCACAGAGGTTTCTTCCCAATGGTAAGATTGTAAGAGAAGATTGCATTGTGGGAGAGTATGGTAGCACCGAGTATGATCTGTACAGGGTTTGGTTCACAAACAAGAGACCAAAACATATTAAACCAGGGTTCACAGTTTGCGATAACTGTATAAGTTTGTTAATTTACAAAGGTGTCTGTAAGCAACCTACAGATCATGATCGTCTATAAAAATATGCAACCTAAACACAGGTTACATATTTATAAATGAAGGTAGCACCAGACTGTGCCTTGTGCTTATCAAACGAGAAGGGTTCTTCTTGGGGTAGCGCTTACAGCGAACACGGTTTTCTTCTACTACCCGCACGAAAGAGCTACAGGTGGAAAGACGCACTTCCTAATTTGGAACAGGGCGACATCATCTGTAACAAGTGTGTAAACAAGTATGAACACGAACCTATGTACACGGTCTGTGATCTATGTTCCGGAAAGTACGAACCTATCTTTTCTGATAACCAAGGAGTAAGATGCTCTTCTACCGTAACAGAAACTTACATCATAGGTGAGTACGGAAGTCACCACGATGAAGACAAGTTTTATTTCACTCAAGGCAGGCCAGAGTATATTAAACTAGAACATAACATCTGTGATGACTGCATAGAAACCCTAGTTAAGCAAGGTGTATGCCTTGAAGGCTGTTATTAAAATATATAACCCAAAGGGTTATATATTTACAAGAGTTGGTAAGGACCCCAAGTTAGTTCTACTTTCCATCCTCCTTCCGTCTTGGGGAGAAGAGACATGAGCTTCTCTTTGGTTACAAACCCCTCTTCCATGTAGTAGTGACCATCTTCATGTAAGAGTTGATAGACGTATCCATCCTTTTGCTTGATCACCCGGAAAAGACGAGGACAAGACTTGCCAGCGTGACTAAGGTTTACCAAAAGCATAGTTCTCTCTTCTCTTTCGTTAGATGGATCACCATGATCAACCATGTCGTTATATAAGCAAAGTTTAGCTAGAGACTCAAAGTAGAAAACAACCTTCTCCTGAAAGCTTGTAAAGAACATGGAAGACATGGTAATTGTCCTGGCTCGGGAACTTCAGAACTAGATATGTAACAGAGTGGGTTTAGAAGAGATAGTAAGGACCCCAGGTTAGATCTACTTGGCGTCCTCCTTCTGTCTTGGGAAGGAGAGAAGTTAGTTCTCCCTCGGTAACGGTACCTGTTTCTAGGCGACGGTGAGTTCCTTCCTCTAGCAACTGGTAAAAGAAGCCATCCTTCTCCTTGATAACTTGGAAGAGACGAGGGCAAGTCTCTTCATCAGGGCTAAAGTTTACAGATACCATGGTGCACTCGTCTCCATGATAGATAACTATCTTGCGCAGAGCTTCAAGGCAGAAAGCAACTTTGGTCTGGAAACTCGTAGAGGAGGACATCTTTGGTTATCCACCTTACCTAACTCTCACTATACCAGAGATTTTTCGTCGGTAGAGAGGAAATCTCTAATCCTCTCATCTTGCAAAAGCTCTGTGCGTGAATCAGCAAAAGTTAGATAGCCAAAGTAAGTTTCGTTAGTTAGGTACTGCTTGATACCTTTGCTTCTAAGGTTAGCACTAAAGATGACATACTCGTGTCTACCACTCCCATCTACGTAAACAATGTCCTTGAGGTGCTCTCTACGAATAAAGTATGTGCAGTGTATTACCGGAACCTCAATCACGCCCTTGTGTGAACCGTGCAAAATGTCTAGATAGTTGCCTTGACCCGAGTCAGCACAGTAGCCATCTGGAGTTATGTTGTAGTGATAGTTGGCATAGCAACCCTGTCCTCTCAAGAGAGGGCCTACAACCCCTTTTTCTAAAGAGTAGAGAGTTTCTAGTGTGTGAGGAAGAATAAAGTTATCGCAGTCTGCCACAAAGTAATGGCTGTTGTTAGTCTTGGCCCAGTCTACACTATCCTGTCTAATCTTGCCCAGAACAGAGAAACGCAAACCATTCCATTCATGTGGTGTGTAACATTGCACCCTTTCTTGCACATCGGAAGCATCGAAAAAGACCTTTTTATACTCTGCTTCATGCTTTTGCAACCAGGTAGCTAGGACTTCTTCCGTATCATCGTTGTTGTTATTAGTTCTAATGTAGAGGTTAGTATTCTTCTTGGGCCAGGTTTGCTTTTCTATACAACTTAGGTAAATATCCAGACAGTGCGCTTTGTCCTTTGCTAGGATAGCAATGGTAATGTCTTCAGATTCAGAGGAAGGTAACATTCCTTCAGACGAGGGTGAGTCATGGAATGACTCTTGTTCAGACTTGCACGAACCGGGTTCAGACTCGAGGTCCATAATTTTATATATAAACGTCTTACATTTATATATAATTAAGCTTACTCTACAATCTTGGCCTGGAGCAGGTTGTTTGCAGTTCTAAGCTCTTCGTTGTCTTGAGTTAGTCTCTTGTTTTCCTTCTCTAGGAATTTTCTTCTATCCTTGAGGGTTTGTAGTTCTTCATCCTGGCTAGCCTTAATTTTAATCATGCTATCAACCTTGGATTGTAGTTCTTTACCTTGGTCTTCCAGTTCAGAGATCTTGTTTTCTAGTTCTTTACGCAGCTTGATATTAAGAGCATCGGAAAGTAGCTGATTAATCTTTTTATTTTGTGCCGCGTTAGATAGGATGGAATAGATCATCAGCTGACCCAGAACGTCCTTTTCCATTTTATTTAGTTAGAATACTTTTAAGATGAGCGTAAACCTCTTCTCCCGGCTGAATCTCGGCATCTAATCTTCTAACCTCATTCATGTACTCTGCCATCTTGCCTTGAAATCCACTTCTAGGGTCTTTTCTGTGGGCATTCTCAAGTATAGGAGAGCGTCTTTGTTCTAGATAATTTAGTGTATAGCCTAATTCTATAAGATCGTTCTTGGCCGTAGTAATTTGGTTCTTAACGTGCATCTTTTGCGAGGTCCACTTTTCACTCCAGTTCCATCTCTTGTAACCGTAATCTAATTTCTGAAGAGCCACTCCACCAAAGTCGATAAGATAATACCTCTTACCCTTTCTCATGATGTTATTGGGTTTAATATCGCTATGTACGGCAAAGGTATGCAGATAAGAGAGCTGCTCCAAAACGCAAACACCAACCTGGTAGGGATCATCTCCTTCACTCAAGGACTCTAGTTCTTCCATGAGTAGAACCTTATCCTTCCAGAAACGATAAGAACAAGAAAAATAAGGCAAGGGACAGCCTAGTAGTCTTAGCCTCTTGTATAAAGCCATTTCAAAGGTAATGTCCATGTCTTGGTTGCGAAACCACTTTACTACCAAAGAATCTCTACTTGCATAACCTGAAGAGCAAGCGGTAAAGTTGTCGGTTGCCAGTTTAGTAAAGTTATCTTTCAAGGCAGATTTGGTGAACCCAATTCTAACATACTGTCCTTTGTTTACAACTCTCTCTATAAAGTAATACTTGTCAGGCTTGAGATAATGGTAACAACAGACTCGTGCAAGAAACTCTTTTTCAAACAACCGTGTACTAGGTATGGCACATAGAACTGCCGCTCGGTAAAGTTCGGATCTGGAGATGTGTTCTTGCTTGTGTTTCTCTATAAACTCGATAACCTCTTTTTCTCTGATGAGATCCTTTAGTACAGCCTCAACACATGCATGCAACCTAGGTGAGAGATGTCGATACCAGTCCAAACGCAGCTCCATTCTTTAATTATTAAGCCTAGGCTTAATAATTAGGTTAATACTCTTCCTCTTCTTCCTCCTCAAGGTAAGGTTCCTCCTCATAGTCATCAAGCTCATCGTAAAACTCATCCTCTTCTCGATCGTCCTCGTTCCAAAACTCATCCTCTTCTTCCTCCAAGACTTCCAAATTTACTAGTTCCACACTGTAATCACCAACAAAGGAAGCGTGATAAGGTAGATTGTCATCTACCGTGTACACTCTCTCCTGATACTGGCCATTCTCTCTCCAGACAATCTTGTAAGGTCGAGTAAAGAGGATACCTAGTTCATCACGGGTATAGATGAGAGCAGAGTTTATATTATAGCGAAGAGAGACAAAGCTGCTTCCTTCAGCGTCGATAATTAGTTTACCTTGAGGCAAGGCCGCTTCTGTATGCACTTGCAAGAGGTTACCATTTCTCACGATGTTAAAAGTTAGGTAGGTACTGCTGGACATTATTTTTTCTATGCAAGGAAAAATATAATGGAAGATAAACTCTTGGATCTTCTTTCCAAATTGGGTCCCGAACAAAAGATCTGTCTCAAGAGTTTAAGTATAGTAGATGCACGTTCTTGGACAGGATCTTTGTACAGGTATTGGAACGATGAGAATAGAGAGGATCTATTGGTAGAGTTGAGAAAGTTAGTAGACTACCTTCCTTCCTTGTCTGAACAAGTATCACCCTCGTCTGAACGAGTAGTCAGGTCTCCACCTGAACGAGTATCACCCTCGTCTGACTTGCAAGCAAGTCACTCCTCGTCTGAAAGAATGTTACCTTCTTCTGAACGAGTATCACCCTCGTCTGAAGACACGATTAGGCAAGCCATCGAGGGCTTGAATAATCTCTTGATAACTTACCAAAGCGACCCCTTCTATTGCCATGAGATCATGCTGATTAGAAAAGAGTTTGAGTCTAGGTGTAAAAAAAACTTGCCAACAGGTGCAAAAGAGAAAGAAGAGCCATTTATTCCCCTTCTATACGGCGATAAACCAATATTTGTTATTGGTGTTGGAGATTCTAGAAATCTAGGGAACTATGCCACAATAGCTGCCATAATAGGCAAGCACGTCCACACTGGTAACTCCAGCATCAAAGGCAAACCCGATGGTGGTGGAGGTGTCACCAATAACTAGAGGAGAAGAGGTAGCACCAATGTTGGCTTGCGTGTTGGCTGCAAAGGAGTAAGGACCAATCACTGCCGTTCCTGGATCAGCGATAGGATAAGGTAGGCCAATCTCGATAAAGTTGAATCCAGCTGTCAAACCAGCCAGAATAGTTCTACCATTAATAGAAACTAGATCACAGGTGGCTCCAGGTAGAACGAAAAAGTTTAGAGTAGAACCTAGAACCAGAGGAGAAGTGGTTCCCGTCACGGTTGACACATTACCAAAGAGAGGACCAGCCAAGACAGAGATGGCACCTGTGGCGCCAGTTGCACCTGCTACTCCTGTGGCTCCCGTGTTACCTGTCACACCTACTCCTGTGGCTCCCGTGGCACCAACCACACCGGTTCCCGAACCAGTAGCTCCTGTAGCACCCGTTGCTCCTCTAATGATAAGGGGACAAGGACAGCCGCTCACACAGATTTTAGACATTTTAAGAGGGGTGTAAAAAATTCTCGATTATTTTAGACTAGGCCTAAAATAATCCATGATGGTTTAGATGGTTAGATAACTAGCACTGTAAACTAGAAGGTCGTTAGGTAAAACTCCCGCTCCCAAGGTTAGTTCCAGTTCTAGCACAAGAGGGGTAACAAGAGTAGTAGTCAAACCAACAAGGGAAGCAATGCTATTTACTAGTTGCACGGGTCCTACAACTAGGTTTGAATCTACAGGAAGAGGAAGGTCGATAAGAACGTCCACAGTGCCTGCAGCCAAGCCACTTAGGCCTACAGATCCATTCAGGTTAACCACAGAGGAAGTGGCTCCGGGCAAACTACTAGCTACAAAGTTTAGATTAGAAGTTACACCAGTTCCTCCCGTGCTGCCTGCAATTAGAATACCAACACCTGCAGCTCCAGTCACACCAGTGGCACCAATCGCACCAGTTGCCCCCGTGGCTCCTGTCTCACCAGCTCCTGTAACTCCGGTAGCACCAATAGCACCCGTTACTCCGGTCTCACCCGTGGCTCCTGTGGCACCAGTCTCTCCTGCTCCTGTAACTCCAGTGGCTCCCGCTGCTCCAGTGGCACCTGTCTCTCCAGTAGCTCCGGTAGCACCTGTTTCACCAGCTCCTGTAACTCCGGTAGCACCAATCGCACCAGTTGCTCCTGTCTCTCCAGTAGCTCCGGTAGCACCTGTTTCACCAGCGCCAGTTACACCTGTAGCACCAGCCACGCCTGTAGCTCCCGTCTCACCCGTTACTCCAGTAGCACCTGTTTCACCTGCCCCGGTCACACCTGTGGCACCAATAGCTCCAGTGTTACCAGTTACTCCAGTGGCACCAGTCTCTCCTGCTCCGGTCACACCAGTGTTACCTGCCACGCCCGTAGCTCCGGTGTTACCTGTGACTCCAGTGTTGCCAGTTACACCTACACCTGTAGCTCCAGTAGCACCCGTGGCTCCGGTTGCACCTGTAGCTCCGGCCAAGATAAGAGGACAAGGATAGGAATTAACAAAGATGTGAGACATTTTATAAAAGGGGGGAAATAAAAAACTAGTGCAATTATAAACATGACCTCGACCGGTGATGAGACAGTAGAGCTTCCTGCTTTCTCAGCCTATGAAAATTATGTAGGAAGAAATCTAGCTCCTCTATCTAGGACGGTTCTACCAAGTAGAGGAGCTTATCCTCACGATGCTCTAGAATATACTTTTGGACTAGACACGGCAGGAGAAGCTCTCTTGCAAGGAAAGGAAGAAGAGATCTTTACCTCTTACACACCCAACCTAAACTTTTCTTTGGACAGGATTGCAAAGTTTGAGACGGCCTCTCCTTTGGTGAAAGATGTACTTTTGCTACTCTATGGGAGTAGAGAAAGTTTTGTAGGTGCCGTAGGTCATCCTCTGGAAGATTATATTTTCGAGTTTGACAGAAACTTGGACTCGGACACCACGGTTAGAGCTATTGGTTCAGCCATAGGTCTCTTTATCGACGTTGATCCAAACTTTTTCGCCTATGAGTTGTTCTTGGACAAACTCATCTCTTGTATTCTGCAACTGGAACCAAAGCGTATTAACGATGTAAAGTATACAGGCCGTCCTCGTCTAGGAGACATAATTAACATGGATAGAAACAAGTTTAGACAGGAAGCAGAAAAGTATTCTTGGGAGTATAGCGAGAGATTATACCAAGATCGTATGAATTTCTATCGTTTCATCTCTCTCACCAAAGAAGAACAAGAGCAAGAAGTTGCCGAGTATCAAGAAGACATACAAGAAGAGGCCTATACAGAGACGGAAGCAAGAGTAGAAGAAAGAGAAGGTCATGACCATGCGTTTGTGGTTCCTGCTTCCGCCTACTCTCTTCTAGCCTCCACAGATAAGAAACCCGTCCTACCTACCCTAGAGAGGTCTCTTTCTGCTCTAGAAAGGTCCCCTTCTGCTTACTCGGCTACAGATAATTATTCCCCAGGATTTTAAAGAATGGCCTCTGGTCTGTATGTGCTAGAACTCTTTGTTCTAGTTTTAGTTATCGTGGTAGCACGAGTAGTGGCAGAACCGTGGATACAACTGGCTAACATTAGTTTCTACACCATCTCAGGTTATACTCCAGGCAGTATAGCACCCGCTCTCCTCTTTGCCTTATCGGTTACGGCAATAGCCTTTGGCATCTTCTTCCTCATGGAGTACCTTAACCTCTACCTCTTTGACAAGAATGACAAGTTCTTTGCCATGGTTGGTGCCGCCTATACGTGAATCTAACGATGATGGTGAACTGCGCTTAACAAACTAAGCTGCGCTTAACAAACTAAGCTGCGCTTAACAAACTAAGCTGCGCTTAACAAACTAAGCTGCGCTTAACAAACTAAGCTGCGCTTAACAAACTAAGCTGCGCTTAACAAACTAAGCTG